TGATCGCACACCGCATAATGAGGGTTTAAGTTAACGTTTATTTTTATATCAGAAATGAATTTTTACTTAAACCCTAGCTCGAAAGACTAGGGTTTTTTGTTTTTAAGGAGCCGAAAATGGATAAAAAAGAAACTGTTCAGAAGCCGACTCCGGAGCAACGGATAGTGGTATTAGAACAAAAATTAGAAAGGGTAACAAAACTATTAACAGAAAATGTTAATCTTTTAAAAAAACTTTCTAAGTAGGCAGTACGTGTTATGCGAAACGAGATCGCAGCCTGCACGTTAACTAGGCAAATGGGCGGACAAGTGGATGGCATGTTCTTTTGTGAACAGAAAATACTTGTTATAATAAAGTGCATTAATCGGCAACTAGGTCCCACGCAATGTGGATTATGTCTTAAGAGAGCAATTAGTGTGCTTTATTATACGCATTCGCAAGAGTGCGTTTAACTCTCGTTCGCCTAGTCTGGTATGGCACTTGCTTTGGGAGCAAGAAGAACGTAGGTTCGAATCCTACACGAGAGACCAGTTAATGGGTGATGAGCAGCATTGGCGACTGCAGCAGACTGTAAATCTGTGTCCTCTGGAAACTAGGTTCGACTCCTAGATCACCCACCAATGTTGACTATAGTGTAGCGGCAACACTCAGGATTGTGATTCCTGCATTATGGGTTCGACCCCCATTAGTCAACCCAACTTTTAATATGGCACTTTAGCATAGCTGGCTTAATGCGCTACCCTGTCACGGTAGAGATCACGGATTCGAATTCCGTAAGTGTCGCCAAGTTATTCCGGTGTAGTATAATGGCAGTGCGGCGGTCTCCAAAACCGTTAGTGGGGGTTCGATTCCCTCCACCGGAGCCAGTTTCAAATAGTGGTTGACAGCAAATATCAAAAATGCTACACTATATAGATAGTAACAAATAAGTAAATGGAAGAAAGCCGTAACAATATGTATTCGAGGTTAGGAGAGTACGGCAAACCGTCCAAGGGTAGCTGATGCCTGTGGTGCAACTCCACCGTTGAAATCAGTCATGATTCTGCACATGATAACAGGCCTGTATTTGGCCGCAGAACTTTTATCGCGGTGGTGGGCTAATTGGCAAGCCGTAGGGCTCATAACCCTGAGACGAGGTTCGAATCCTCCGACCGCAACCAAATACACAGGGGAATAACATGGCAATTAAAAAAGCAAACTCAATGACTACACGTACAGGCAAACCTAGACTAGGTCCACTGAATTTAACCCAACTAAATACATTGTTGGATAAAACTAGCAAAGGTAAAGATAAAGCAAAACTCCGTAATAGAATTGCTGTATTGGAATCACGCTTAGTTAAATAAGTTTTTGCCGGGTTGCGCCGAATGGGATGGCACCTGACTTGTAATCAGGCTTCGTAAGATAGAGAGTGTTCGATTCACTCACCCGGCACCAGTAATGCCCAGTTAGCAGAGTGGTAATGCGCCTCACTTGTAATGAGGATATCGGCGGTTCGATTCCGTCACTGGGCACCAAGTATTAAGCCTCTTTGGTGGAATTGGTATACACGTTGGTCTTAGAAGCCAATGCTGAAAGGCTTGAGAGTTCGAGTCTCTCAGGGGGCACCAAAAAATTTTATAGAGTAAAGTCTGATCGGTAAATACCCGTACAACGGAGATAAATTTATGTTTGAATGGTATTGGGCGTTTGTATTCGGGTATATAGTACATACTATAACAGTAATTGTAGTTTCAATTTTCCTGCATCGAATGTATGCACATAAGCACTTGTTATCCACGCCGGCATTTGATACAATGAGTCGAATTTGGTTATGGATGGTAGGCGCATATTGGCCTAAAATTGCAAGAATATTTGCAGCAGTGCATAGAAAGCACCATGCTATGCCGGACACACTAGATGATCCACATACACCATGGATATATTCATGCCGTGAATTATTATTTCCTACGACAGACAGGGAAAAAGGCAAAGCATATTACATGCCGCCTGAAGAAAGAGATAGTATTGCAGGTGATGTACCGGCATTCGATGATAAGTTGGATATATTCTTAATGAAGTATCTACCATACAGTAAGATACCATTGGTATTAGTATTCTTAACGTTATTTTCATGGCAAGGTGCTATAATTGGGTTTGTGTGGTTAACTATATCTCGGTACAGCGGAAGATTACATAATTGCGTATCGCACAAATATGGATATAGATGGCAACCAGCAAAAACAGAAGGTGACCGTTCAGTAAACTGCTTACCGATTGGGTTAGTATTCGGCGGTGAGGAATTAGGAGCCAATCATCATGATTATCCAGATTTGGTTAACTTTGCAATTAAGTGGTACGAATTTGATACAGGGTGGTATGTTGTTAAAGTATTAGAATTTTTTAAATTAGTAAAAATTGTTAAATCTTAAAGAAAAAATTGCGAGTATGGTGGAATTGGTATACACAGTAAATGGTTGGAAATACCAATGGGTCAGCAAATAAAGGTAAACCCAAAAGTGAAGAGCATAAGAAAAAGATTGCTGAATCAATAAAACAAAAATATGCTACAAGAAATGCTCCGATGGCGTAATTGGTAGCCGCAATGGACTTAAAATTCATTATCGAAAGGTGTCCCGGTTCGACTCCGGGTCGGAGCACCAGAGTTTAGTTGCACAGTAAAAACACGAGTGATGGTGTGCGGGTTCAAATCCCGGTGGGGAGGTAAAAGCTCCCGGCTGCACTCAGACTAACAGTTTTAAAGCGGGATTAGTTTAATGGCAAAACTGGAGTTTTCCAAACTTCTGTCATCAGTTCGATTCTGATATCCCGCTCCAAACACTAGCTTTACACTTTGCGCTTTATCGAAAGTGGGTAATTGGCAATACCATAGCGCCAGGGCACACACGATGGTCTAGACCATGCCACAAGTCCCATTGCCGGGAGCCTTGAAAGTATCGTGGGTTATTTGTTGTTATATCCAAAAGATAACAGCTGGACAGGGTAACTACTCAGTTCTGGGCTAGGTGGTGCTAGTAGCAGAACACTTTACACTACAGCAATGTAGACGAACAGTATATATTATAGATTTACAAATTAGATAAGAAGTAAATGGGGGTGTAGCTCATTTGGGAGAGCGCCTGCTTTGCAAGCAGGATGTAGCAAGTTCGATCCTTGTCACCTCCACCATATTATAGGAGATTAGCTCATTTGGTAGAGCAGTGCCCTTACAAGGCAAAGGCGACTGGATCGTAACCAGTATCTCCTACCAGTTTTAAGTTTTATTCCGCAGAATCCGAGCTAGGCGCACGGACTTGACTGTTAATCAATGATTAGCTGGGTTCGAATCCCAGATGCGGAGCCAATATTATTTGGTAGAGCAATAGACTGAGCTAAATAAACATATAACGGAGTTATTGATATGTTTACTTGTGTGTATTGTTCTAAAGTATGTAAAAATGATAATAGTCATCGAAATCATGAAAGACAATGTCCTAAAAATCTTAACAGGATTTATAAAAATGGAATGACTGGTAAAACGGCATGGAACAAAGGACTTACAGTTGCTACTGATGAACGAGTGGCTAAAAATGCTATAGCAATTAAAGCAAATGCTAAAGAAATTGGTAAATGTAAAGATCCAGAGAAGGAAGTATTACGTAGACAAAAATTGTCAATCGCTGCAAAAAGAAGCGGATTTGGCGGATACAGAGAAAACGCAGGACGCAGTAAAAAATTTAGAGTGTTAGATTCTTACGGTAAAGAAACAGTTTTACAAAGCACATATGAATTAAAGTGTAGTGAAATATTAAATGAGTTGGGCATTGAATGGATTCGACCCAAAGCATTAAAATATGATAATAAAAATTATTTTGCGGACTTTTACTTACCTAAGATAGATATGTATCTTGATCCTAAGAATAGTTATAAAGCAAGATTAGATTTAGAAAAAATAAACAAAGTTATAGAACAAAATAATGTTAAAGTTGTAATCTTATTAGAAGAACACCTAACATTAGAACATATTAAACAGCTCTGTAGTTAAATGGTATAACGGACGCTTGATAAGCGTTTATTACAAGTTCAATTCTTGTCAGAGCTACCAAGTATTCCAACCGCATCACGTTTAGGGTGAAGTAGGGCGTGTTAACAAAACCCTGTAAGATCAAAAATACCTATCAAGGCAAGGAGGAATCACAGCGCAAGCTGAAGACGACTGCGGTGACTTGCTAAAAGGGAGAAAGCTGTAACATTATGTATTCGAGGTTAGGAGAGTACAGCAAACCGCCCAACTCATAATACACCAGACCTCAACCTCGCAAGAGACAATTCTGGTTCCGCTGACGCGAAAAGAGGATGGGCTGCGCTCACGGGGTTTGTTAGGTTCCTGTCACATGAATACCTAACACTTATTTGGAGGATTGGCTGAGTGGTTTAAGGCAGCAGTCTTGAAAACTGTCGAGCTGAAAGGCTCCGTGAGTTCGAATCCCACATCCTCCGCCAAATACTTGACAACGTTCTAAAACGGTGTTATAATAGTTTTATAGTAAGAAATTAGGAGAGCTGGCCGAGTGGTCGAAGGCACTTCCCTGCTAAGGAAGCATACGGGCTTAACCCTGTATCGAGGGTTCGAATCTCACCGCTTCCGCCAATTTTATTAAGGACTGATATGTTGCGCACTGTGGTATTATCGTTGGCACTTTTGTTTACAATTACAGCACATGCTGAAGATTGGGCAGTAGTAACTGATTCGGGTGATGGAGTACGTTTAATTGCTGATGTTGAATCAGTAAAGGTTAAAGAATACAAAAAAGGTACTAAAAAAGGTACAGGTATATTTGTCAATATGCAATATGTAAACACCGACCTTATATTTGTATCTGCTATTGATGTTGAAGAATGCTTATTAAAGCAACGTGGCACATTAATTAATGCTTACCCAAGCGGTGAATCCAATACATACTTTTGGGACATTAGCGGTGGCAAGATGTATGATGCACAAGGGCAATGGTTATGCGGTGCTGTATATGGCATACTTAAAAATAATAAAAAACAACCAAAACCTAAACCTAAAGTAACAATGTAATATAGCATTCGGAGAGTGGGCCGGACGGTAAGGCACCACCCTGCTAAGGTGTACAACTCTTTAAACAGTTGACAGGGTTCGACTCCCTGACTCTCCGCCATAAAATTGAGGATAACTAACCCTCAACTAAGTATGTATAATACACGAGAATTTAATGAACGATAATAAAAAAATATGGCCTATTAAATCAGAGACATCGTGCTATTTAAAATGGTCATGGAGCACTATTTTCCTCACTAAAGGTACCACAGCCAGTTGTCATCGAACTGTACATTCAGATATTGATATTAATAATTTTAATAATTTTCATAATACTCCAAAAAAATTAGATGATCGAAAGCGTATGCTAGCTGGCAACTGGCCGGAAGAGAGCGAGTCTGATAAATTTGGAATTCCTGGATGTACTTATTGTAAAGATATAGAAGATCATGGTGGCACAAGTGATCGTACAGTGCAATTACGTCATCTCGAAGCAATGAGTGCAACACAAAATAATATATTGCCCGTAGAATTATTAACAGATCCAACAGCAACGGAAGTAACTCCTACAATAATTGAAGTTTATTTTAATAATGTGTGCAACATGGCTTGTTTGTACTGCGGCCCTCATTTTAGTACTATGTGGGAAGAAGAAAATCGGAGATTTGGCATTACAGAAGACGACGGTATATTAAATACACCGTTATGGAAACGTAATCCTACTCAATATAGTACGTTGCGTGATGGACTATTTACTTGGTTACGTGAACACGGAGATAAGATTTGGAACTTCGGTATGTTAGGTGGCGAACCTTTCTTCCAACAAGAATTTGACATGGTATTAGATCATTGGGAAAATTATCCTAATCCAAATTTACTATTAACTATAGTTAGTAATTTAAAAATAGAACATACTCGATTTGTTGGTTACATTCAACGATTAAAACGTATGGTAGAAACTGGTAAGATTAAAAAATTAAATCTTAGTGCTAGTTTAGATTGTTGGGGACCCCCAGCAGAATATATTAGATGGGGATTAAATCTAATAGAGTGGGAGAAGAATTTTAATTATCTAGCACAAGCGGGGTTCGATGAATGGATTGTTTTGAATGTCAATATTACCATCACTCCATTAAGCATAAGGACATTGCCGGACTTGATTTATAAATTAAACGAATTGGATAAACTTAGAGACCCAACACGTCATATTTGTATTAGTTTTATGCACGTTAATTCGCCGACACAACTAAACCCATTATGGTTTGGTGCTGGTGTATTTACAGAAGATATGATTAAGGTAGTGGATGCAATGCCGACAGGAACACAATACCAGCGTGATTATAAAGAATATATGCAAGGTATTGCTAACAGTATAGAACAGACTCCACGAAATCCTGCCGCTATTCTTATGTTAGAAACATATCTAAATGAAATGGACCAGCGCAGGGGAACACATTGGCCAGAATTATTTCCGTGGCTAGTGAGACAATTTGAGTTAGCCCATTCGGAAATATAACACAATTCATTATTAAACACAGGAGCATTATATGTTATTTCTAATCTTAAAAAGCGCAGTAGTTGTTGCAATAGCATTTTGCGCATTAATTCTAGAAGTATTCATATTAGTGTGGATCGCAAACAAACTAAAATAGTTTAATTGCTCCTGTAGTTTAACGGTAAAACAGCGGGCTTATACCCCGTAACAACAGATAATTGGCTGATCAAGGTTCGAATCCTACCACTTCCGCCAAAACAACCGAGAACGCCTCTTAACAATGCGCAACATCAAACGTGGATTTACACGTGACGCTATAGGACGCTATAGTCTACGGTCCTCCGGGAGGATAACTCCCAACTTATTCTAAAAGTATCAGTAATACCCTCTTCGCCAAGTTGGTAAGGCAACAGGTTTTGATCCTGTCATTCGGTGGTTCGAGTCCATCAGGGGGTGCCAAACAATGTATGTGTGTAGCTGAATGGATAAGCTGCGGATTGCAACCCCGTATTATGCAGGTTCGACCCCTGTCACATACTCCACTTTCAATATAGAGATGTAGCATAGTGGCCTAATGCACTTGCTTCATACGCAAGCTACCGTAGGTTCAAATCCTACCATCTCTACCAAACAATGCCCCCGCCGATGGACGGACTTTGGCCTTCGAAGCCGAAAGAAGCGGTTCGATACCGTTCGGGGGCTCCAACAATTATGTGCGGGTGCTGGAACAGGGATACAGCTCAGCGGCAGTTGAGGCAAAGGGTTCGAGTCCCTTGGAAGTTCGCAAGACTTTTAGTATGGTACTGTTGGAGGCTCGAGTCCTTCCTCGCACACCAAATAAAATGTTACTGCTCAGTAACATTTGCCGTCAAAACCGGCTAAATCAGTTCAAATGTTACTGAGCAGTAAGATTAAAATGCGGGATTAGCTCAGCTTGGTAGAGCACGACGTTGCCAACGTCGTTGTCAGGAGTTCAAATCTCCTATCCCGCTCCAAATTTCAATTGACAAAATGTCAAAACGAATGTATAATACACTTAATTAAAAAAGGAGGCTATTATGTCTTACAACTATAAAGAAGTAGAATTTAACGAATTAAAAGGTAAAGTGTTGACAAGCGTAGTAGTCAACGAATACAACGATGAAATTGTGTTTAAAACTACAGACGGCGAAGTATATACTTTGTATCACGCACAAGATTGTTGTGAGTCAGTAGAAATTGAATCTATCGTTGGTGACTTGTCTGACTTAGTTGGCGAAGAAATCTTACTGGCAGAAGAAGCACAAAACTTATTTGACTTGATTAAATCTGCAGGCGAAGTAGAAGAAGATGAATACGGTTCACACACATGGACATTTTATAAATTAGCAACTCGCAAAGGGTACGTTGACATCAGATGGTATGGTTCAAGCAACGGTTACTATTCAGAGGAAGTTTCTTTTAAAAGAGAGCAGTAACATGTCACACAGTGAATTAGATTGGTTAGAATACAATGGGTGGGCAGGTCAGGATACTATTCCGCAACTTGCCCATGAAGCATTAGTACGATACTTTGTGCATGGCATGGAACCGGGTAGTTTTTTAACTGCTATGCTCGAGGGTGATTTGTTTACTGCGGCGTTTAAAGCAGACTTTGCAAACGCAGGAGCAATGGCAAAAATTGCTAAATGGATTGTACATCATGCACCACACAATAGTTATGGTAATGCTGACATAGTTAAAAAATGGTGCAGTGACCCGACTATACGAGCAGACTTCGATAAGAAAGTGTTGTGGCATTATTTACACACAGATGGAAAACCAAAAGTATATGACTTCTAAATTAAAACCGCAATGGATTAAAGATAAAGAAGCACTACAAACTATTAAGCCAGAAGAACTTATCATTGTAGGAAAGATGGGAGTTGCTGGCGTAATAGATGGTAAACTTCCAAACGGTGAAGTGTACAATAGAAACATTAGAAAGAAACGATGACATACTATTGCGACATGGGGCCACTTGGTGCAGATATGAACCGTGCGTTCAGTAGTAGAACCGTCGGGCAGTATGTGGTATATCGCGGTACACAACTACCCGGACAACTTGTCTACAAGGCACATACTATAGTTACACTAACTGTTGATGGTAATATGATTTGGTATAAGCATAGAGATCGCCCTGAGTTAGCAAAGCTAACCGAAGAAGAACAGCAAGAAGTAATGCTACAGATATTAAAAAGTGAGGTATGGTAGTGGACTTTACAATCGACCCAGAATACTTAACAAGTGTAACTATTCGTGATGAGTGGAACACGTATACACGCAATGGTCGTGTACCCACAGCAGAAGAACTTATTTTAATTATACAAGGTAAGGGCGAATGTTCGACTACGAGTTCGGCTGACCACCCAGAGTTTGCTAAGTTGCGCGAGCAGTTAGGTGCAGATGGATATATTAGTATACAGCGTAGTTGGTGGAATGGCGATAGTGTATTAATACCATTTACACTTAACGGAAGAAAGTTTAAGGTAGGAGCACAGTTTAGCAGTGGAAGTGCAATGGGCACACATCTTATTGTAAGAGCTAAACACCCCGAGTATTATAAGGATGAATATGATGATTAAACCATGGATTGAAAACGTTAGTATGAAAGACATACAAGTAGGCGAGCACTTTGATGCTGGCGCTAACTCTATGCTTATTCAAATCGTTGACCCTATTACTCTTTTTCCAACACCAAAGCATGCATTTAAAGAAGTGCATCAGTTTAAGTTTTTAGATGCAGAAGATACCGATGTTGCAGAGTACGGTGAAGAGCCATTGATTAGCGATGCGCAAGCAGAAGCAATTTTACAGTTGCTACAACGTGCGTTAGCTGAGCATATAAACATTGTTGTTCACTGTCATGCAGGTTTATGTCGTAGCGGTGCAGTAGTAGAGATTGGTGTTATGATGGGCTTTAGAGATACTGAAAAGTTTCGTAGTCCTAACCTACGTGTTAAACACAAACTAATGAAGCTGTTAGGGTTAACACATAACCCAGACGAGCAACACAATTGGCGTGATGATTATAGACATCACTTAACTAAAAGCAATATGTAAAGGAGTAGTATATGATTAAGTTATCACCTTCGGGTAAAATATCCAAAAATGCTAACAAGGAACTTTGTTTAGATACTAAGTTTACTGTTAGCATTGATGTACGTGACGTAACGTATGCTAACATTGATGAAAAGATTGCTGAGCTTATTGCAGAGGCACACAAAGTCAAGCAAGTACTCGAACAAAACCTAGTAATAGATTAAAGCAACTTTAGCTGATGTGGTCATAGCGGCGGTTTGAAGAACCGTTGAAGTAGGTTCGATTCCTACAGGTTGCACCAATACTAATAGTAAATACAATAAAGGGTAATATATGACATATATTTTCGGAGTAGTTGGCACATCGGGCTGGCACGGAGCGGTTGTATTGGCATTTATTATAATTCAATTGCAAGGATTAACTTACTCAATATACATGCATAGAGTACAAGCCCATCAAATGGCAGTGCTACATCCGGTTATCGTTCAATTAACTAGTCTTATATTATGGTTAACGACATGGCAAATGATATCACCGGGCTGGATGAAACGTAGTGTAACTAGACACAGAAAACATCACCAATATGCCGATACAAAAGATGACCCACACAGTCCGTACTTTTATTCAATAAAACAATTAACCGATTATGGTGGCCCGTCTACTTTTACTAGCCCTGCTGATATCAAAAAATATGCAGATGACGTAACCGATCCCACTAATTGGGTAGATATTAATATATGTCGACGTTGGCCATATCTTGGAAATAGAATTTCACTGAGTATTATATTTGTATTGTTTGGTATTGCGGGCATTATTCCTGCAATTTTTATATTATATCACGCATTTATAGGTACGGTGTTATCGCTGTATGCAACCCATCGCGGCATAGGATATGTTAATGAAGGGTATGACCCTCGTTGCCGCGCTCTTAATATGTGGCCATTGGCAATTTTTCAAGGAGGGGAAGAGTTACATGCAAATCATCATGCTAGACCTTCATCTCCTAAATTATCAATGAAATGGTGGGAAGTTGATCTTGGTTGGGGTGTACTAAAATTATTAGAATTTTTTAAATTAGCTAAAATAACAAAAGAATAAAGGGTAGGATATGAAAAAACTGAATTTCGATGAAGTACGTGATTTTATCAATGCACAAAGTGATGAAACTAAAATCTACATTGGTGGCGATAGTACACGCTTTCGTAAGAATGGTGTATGGCATGCTGAATACACAATGGCGATTGTAGTTCACATTGATGGTAAACACGGTTGTAAAATCTTTGGTGAAAGCTCAACTGAAGTAGATTACGATCAAAAACGCAACCGCCCAAGTATGCGTTTAATGAACGAAGTATACAAAATTTCTGAACTGTACTTAAAACTACACGAAGTATTAGAAGGGCGAGATGTTGCTGTCCATCTTGATATTAACCCGAATGAAATACACGGTTCAAGCTGTGTTGTAACACAAGCAATTGGTTACATTCGCGGTACCTGCAATGTTATTCCAATGGTTAAACCAAACGCATGGGCTGCAAGTTACGCAGCCGACCGGTTACATCACGTATTAGCGGCATAAAATAATCTGTCCTCTAATGTTAAATAATACATTGGGGGACAGTTTTATGATATTGTACGTAGTAACAATTAAAGAAGATGGTGTAGTAACAAACACATTTAAGTACACAAACGAAGCAAAAGCAGACAAGACAGTATCCGATAGCAAGCTCAACGGATACGAAGTCATCAAAGAAACAATTCAAATAAACGATTGACAAACCAGTCGTTTCATAGTATAATAATACATTAATAAGGAGAACGCAATGCGTTTAGCAATAGCATCAGATATACATTTGGAGTTTGGTAGCATTGAATTAACCAATGACCAAAATGCTGACGTGCTAATCTTAGCTGGCGATATTTGTGTTGCTCGTGACATTGAACTAGCAGACAAGAACATGTACAGCAATCGTAAACGTGCTGATCGTTATATGGAATTCTTTGCGCAAGTAAGCAAAGCGTTCCCTAAAGTAATTTACGTAGTGGGCAATCACGAACACTATGATGGTGATGTTAAGTACACAAACGGCATTCTTAAACGTGCGTTAGCAGAGTTCGAAAACATTCATATACTTGAAAAAGAAACATTGGAACTTGGTGACATTACATTTATTGGTGCTACTATTTGGACTGATATGAACGGCGGTGACCCACTTACACTAGCAGGTATTAAAAATGCTATGAATGACTTTAGGTGCATTGATAACGGTAACAACATGGTGCAACGTAAAGTGCCATTGTATGACGATGGTATTGACTTTAATGCTGTACGTACTGTTATTGGATACAAGTTTAAGGAAGAAGCAAGCAAGTTTACCCCAACTGATGCAATGAATGATCACAAGCAAGCAATTGATTATGTTAATCATGTTACTGCAAATGATCCTACTAAGAAATACGTAGTTGTAGGTCATCACGCACCAAGCATGCAAAGCTGTCATGATAGATTCCGTGGGGATAGGATTATGAACGGTGGGTTCTATACAGAGCTTGGCGACTTCATAGCGTATCGTCCACAGATTAAGCTATGGGTACACGGTCATACACATGACCCGTATGATTATGTCATTGGTGAAACACGTATTGTTTGTAATCCACGCGGTTACATTGGATACGAAACGCAAGCAACTGGCTTTGCATTGAAATATGTTGATGTATGACATTAGACCAAGCAGAAGTTGGTGCAAGCGTTAAGGTATTAGCATTATCATTCGACGAGGAACTTTCTCGTCGAATTAATGCACTCGGTATTAAAGTTGGCTCAACGCTAACTATTCTTCGGCAAGCAACATTCAATGGTCCAATTCACATTA